AGTATAGAATCTTCAGGAGAATTAGAGGATATTATTTATGAAAATACTTTAAAATAAAGTTGTGAGTAACAATTATATTTCTTATATTTAGGTATAATAATAATTAAAACAATAAAGGTTATGTTAATAGAGTGTATTAAAGGTATTCAGTTAGATGGTGGTTCTTTACCAATCATGCAAGGAGAAGCATTTAAACTTACAGATAGAGATGAGATGATATTTGAATCTGTAGATGGAGCTAGTATGAATCCGGGTATGGAGTTTCAATTTACAGATAAATTATTAGCAAATAATTTTAAGTTAATAGTTGGAGCATAAGATAATATTTCTTATATTTAGGTATATTAATAATTAAAACAATAAAGGTTATGAATGTTAAAAAATTAAATGAGTATTTTGCAAGTGAGTTTAAAATGTTAGATCGAGGAATAGTTGCTACTCCTGATTCAAGAGAGTATTTAGAAAGCTTTGCTAAAGCTAATCAAGGATCGATGGATTTGTTATTAATGCAGATGGCTATGAATTATGGTTATAAGATTGCATTAGAGAATGTAAAGGAGGAAGTTACTAACTTAACTAAAGAACAATAAGATGGCGAAAGTATTAAGAGCATTTGAAAAGGGAGATGAACCAAGCACTAACGGAACTAGCTTGAAGGGATATCTAAATCTAACTTACGATCAATTAGTAGATAGATTAGGAGAACCAACTATTGACAAACCATCTGGGGATAATAAAACCCAGGTGGAATGGGTAGTAGCTTACGGAGATGATATATTTACTATATATGATTGGAAGACTTATGATAAAGAATATACTATTCATGCTTTGGGTAGATTTAATATTGGTGGTAAGAGTTATGCTGGTGATTTTATTTCTTATTTAGAATCATTATAGATTTGCTTATTTAGTTGTTTACTTTAATATTAATTCTTATATTTAGCTTATGATGAAATTAAAACCTCCTATTGATAAAAATAGGTTTAGAGAAATTCCTAAAGGACTAAATGATTATGAAAGATCTAAAGTATCTAATACTCCTACTCATTATACTTTAATTACTAATACAGAAGGAAGGTATAAAGGATTTGATAAAGTTACTTACTATAGAGAAAAACAATAGTAATAAGTTGCTAGAAAAAGAAAAAGTTCTTATATTTAGGTATAATAATAAAACAATAAAGGTTATGACACGTATTACAATTTTAGAACAAAAGTTAGTTGAATTAAGAGAAAGTAAAAGTAAAGTAAGTAAGGCTTACAATTCATTTAAAGAATCTAGAATAGATCAATTATCTAGAGTTGCTCATGAATATTTTGAGGAAGTATTAGAGAAGGAAGATACAATTAAGGTATCAGATGGTAGGATAGAATTTGCAAGACCTCAAGAAGGATATAATTACAGTAAAGATATATTAACATTATATTTCAAACAAGAGTATTGGAGGGATGTTAAATGTAATGCTATTGAGACATCATTTTATTCTACAACTGATAATTCTGAATTTGAATTAAAAAGAATGATATTGATAGGAAAAGTAGGTCAAATTGTATTAGATTTTTATGATGATATTTTAGGAGCTTACAATAAAGTTTTATCTGATTTTGAGGATAGAATAAGTGAGAAGAGAAAACAGATATATGATTTAGATAAGGAAATTACAGAAGTAAGTAACCAAATAAAAGTTATAGAAAAGGAAAACTTACTCACAGTATTAGAGGATGAAGGTATAGAATTTGAATTACCAGAAGATAAATCATACCATAATCTACCATCATTAGATGTAGCTTTTGATCACCAGATTAGATATGTGATAGGATTAAGAATATTAGGTAAAACTAAATCTGGTAAGTCTGCAGATATTGAAGTTACTAGAGTAGGAAATACTTGGGATAATAAAAAGGAAGAATATGTTACAAATAACGTAACAAACATATATGAGAAAGTAAGAATGAAGAATATAGAAAGATTCTTACAATATAACTCAGAAAGAATAAGTGCTTCATAACCACTTAGTTTTAATTATTAATAAGTAGAAATAGGCTTAAGAGACTTTATAATCCTCTTAGGCCTTTTCTTATTTTAATCAAAAATAAAGTTGTGAGTAACAATTATATTTCTTATATTTAGATATAATAATTAAAACAATAAAGGTTATGACAGCAATTACAAACACAACAGACATTAGAACAGTAGACATTATCAATAATAAAGATTACGATAATGCACCAGGTAAGTTTAGATTCATTACTAAATGTAAGGCAGGATTTTTTACATGTAATGATGCTAGAGATTTTGATGATGAAAGATTATATAACAAACCTTCTTCTGTATTAAGTCAATATAAGAAAGGAGCTTTACATACAGTAGAATATAAACCTGCAGGATTAGATTATTTCTTTACAGTATTTGCTAGAAAAGGAAATAAAGTAATATTGATGGATGAAGCTATAATGAGAGGATTAGAAGTAGGAGTAATCAATCAGTTATGGTACAATACTAATCTAATGGATAACAATCAGTATAGAGCAGTTAATAGTAAGACATGGGCGGATAAAGCATTTGTATTCAATGAAAATAAAGTACCGGCTTAGGTTGGTACTTACAATTATATTTCTTATATTTAGGTATATTAATAATTAAACAAATAAAGGTTATGGTAGAATCAGGAAGTTTAAAAGAATATGTTGTTAACAACATTATAGGGTTAATCAATGAGATGGAATTAGATGGAGAGACTATTCAGGATATATTAGAACAAACAGGAATGGATGAACAGATGTATAAGCAATTGAATGTTAAATTTAATTCATAAAAACAAATAAAGGTTATGAAAAAAGAAGAAGAAAAAGAGTTGGAATATGTTTCAATATTTCATTACTATGAGCAATTAAATAAAGATTTGGATACCCAATAAATATTTCTTATATTTAGGTATATTAATAATTAAAACAAATAAAGGTTATGGCAATTACAAAACAACAATTTTTAGACGGTAAAGAATTTACATTAGCAGGTGGTAATTACAAATTAAATGATGGTGGTTTATCAATCCTAAGAGTATATAGAACTCCTGAAGGAAAGGAGATGTTTATAGATAGTGAAGCTAATGTAGATAAGGTAGGTAATAAGATAGTATCAACATATACATTTGTATTCAGTAGACAGATCAAACATAGACTTAGATTTGAGGATATGGAATTGTATAACCCTATAAAGAAATAATAGTATGACAAAGCAAGAATTTTTAAATGGTAAAGAGTTTGTATTCAAAGGAGCAAACTATAGAGCAGAAGAAAAAGGAAAGTATATCTCTAGAGTACATAGAGCTTCAGATGGTAAGAAGTTAATGGTAAGTACTGAAGGTAATATAGATAACATTACAGATACTACCTGTACAGTATATACTTATATGATGGGTAACTTAGCCGAACAGGAGTTGATATATGAAGATCTAAAACCATATACTCCTTTAAAGGATCAAGTAGATAGTAAGGTTTGTCCTATATGTGGTGATGAATTAAAGGACTGCGGTACGTGTTAGGAAAAATAAAAGAGACAGTAGAGGGGGATTGAGTAAGGGTTAGGTAAAGGTTATATAAGACTGATATAACACTGACAGTATTGTTCCCTACAACGTCGTGAGAGGCCTCGTGAGGAGCCATACTAGGTTGCATATTTCTGATGATTTTTCACTATATAGGTGGTATATATGTATATATTTTAAGTAAGTATTACTTACCTACCCCTCATACTGCTTTTCTCTCTATACTTTCCCCATATGTTTTTACTTAGACATAAAAAAAAATTTTGGCAACTTTTTCATCATATAGGGTGTGTTGTTCAATATGTCAATCAACGGTGAGTATTTTGGTGGACTATACTATAGAGTCTATATATAAGATTGATTGTTATCGTTCTTATAACTAATATAGAACTATTTATAGTCAAAACCAACTATAAAGTGAATAAATTAAACCCCGACTCAATATTCTCAATCTTTGAACAAGGAGACCAAGAGGTATACCAGGAATACGGTATGGAGGAGGAATTAGATAATCCTTTCACTTTATTAGGTACTTTAGTTACAGGTATGGAGAATTACACCATATTGGATAAATTATATTCTTTTAAATACCAGGAGAGTTATTCCGAGGTAAAGGATAAGATAAAGAGTAAGTATTACAATAAAATGTACTCATATCTACTTAAAATAGATATAGATGATATGGGAAAGATATTAGGTACAGATACACACTTAGATAGAGGTAGAACCATAGAAGTACTCCATGATCTCCTACTATACTACCAGTATAAAGAGTATTATGAAAGATGTGCAAAAATAAAAAGATATATAGACCTTCTATTGAATAAACAGTTGGAGGACTTACTTTAATTTCATATATTTACATATATAAAAAACGGTTATGTTAACAGATAAAATTACTTTCGAAAAAGCCCTCGAATTAGAACAACAGGGTAGGATCACAATCTTTGATACAGGTGATGATACAACCTATCATAGTAGGGCTAAAGAATGGCAGGCGAATTACTTACAATTAAGAACCAAAGCCCGTCATATATCTCCTCAGTATATACCCGAGCATTTTAATGCTCGTTACCTTATTGAGAAGACTACTAAGATAAATTCGTATACCTATAAATGGAAATACTTAAGAGCGATAGAATCTACCAGTATACGCAATATTACTAAAGATGATACTGAGTATGTTTACGCTTTGGTTAATAAAGGGTATCCTGATCTTATTAAGATCGGTATGACTCGCAACACACCCGAACACCGCCTCAAACAGATAAATGGTACCGGTACGGTGGATGTATGGGAGGTTAAATTCGCACTTCCTGTCCTTCCTTCGGCCGGGATGAAAGTCGAACAACAGGTTCATAAATTCTTCCAACAACACCGCCATCATGTCCAACATGAGAACGATAGGGAGATGTTCAAGATCGATATATTTAAAGCAATGGATAAGATCCGGGAGATTGGAGCTATGTTTCAAGCCGGTAATCCTATCATATATTAACCCTCTACCATGCAATTTAAAACGTTTAATACCGTAGATGAGCGTGCCTCTCGAATGAGATTTATCTACCCTAATACTTCATCATATCTTATGTTTGGTATTATTAGATACGCTAAAAAATACCTAAGAAAGTATAAAAGATAGCGCGGTCGAACATCGCGCGTTTCGCGCGGCGGTTAATTCTCTATACTAACCCTTTTTTTCTTCTACTTTTTCTTGCTTTCTACTATATTTTTTCGTATATTTAGGTACAATAAAAAAAGGTTATGAGAAAATTAGTTAATATATTAGTATTAAGTGGGCTATTATTAGGTTCTTGTACAGAAAATGAATTCAATCCTCCACTTTGTTTATCAGGTAATTGTGATGGTAAAGTATATATTCCTTTCCCACAAGATTCAAATGGATATTACCATGTAGAATTAGCTTTTATAATAGAGGGTACAGCAAGATTTCCTATTTTTGTAGAAGCTGAGGATGTGGATCCTTATTATTATTATAATGATATGGGGATAGTACGAAGTGCATTTAGTTCTTCTTCGTTTGGGGTTTATCAAGGAGGTTATCAGCTACCTTTAGTACAGGAAACAACAATACTTTTAAGTACTTCTAGAAATATGAGTGAATTTACTCCTAGTATTCCAGGAAGAAAGTGGGCAAAGAGGATAATAGGACCTATTCCTCAGTATTTTGTAGGAGATACTATTACAATAGATGCAGAAATATATTGGGACGGAGGAAATTTAACTAAATCTAAATTACTATCAGAAAAAATAATAATAGAGTAGTTGTTTCTTAAAAAAATTTTTCGTAGCTTCTATTCTATATTAAATATAATATTAATAATAATAAAAATATTAATAATAAATAAAATTATAATCAATTAAATATATACATTATATGAGAAATAAAAATATTATACAAGATAAAGTAGAAAAGTTAGAATTACTAACTAAATCTCTTAATTTTCACATAGGACGAATGGAAAGAAGAGAAGCATACGAGGTGTTAGATGAAATTAACTCTAACTTATCTTATATGCAAACATTACTTAACACCGAAACACAAGATTAATTATGTTAACAGCAGAGCAGATAGAGAAAAATTGGGATAAACACCTTAAAATTATTAACCACTACCTAACCGGAGAGAGGAAAGATAAGGTTTTATCGATGGTAAATACATTATCCGATACCTATGTCATGGCTCCTGCTAGTGGGAAGGCATGGTTTCATAATGCATTCCCTGGAGGATATGTAGATCATGTTAATAGAGTGGTAGAATATTCTATAAAACAACATAATATGTATAAGGAAATGGGAGGAACAACAGATTATACAGAAGAACAATTAGTTTTTTCTGCTCTCTTCCATGATTTAGGTAAATTAGGAAATGGAGAATTACCTAACTATATTCCTCAAACTGATAAATGGAGAAGGGATAAATTATCTGAGGTGTATTTAAATAATCCTGAGTTGGATTTTATGTTAATTCAAGATAGATCTCTTTATATTCTTCAAAAATTCGGAATACAATGTGATCAACAGGAGTACATAGCCATAAGGATACATGACGGAGTCTTCGATAAAGCTAATGAAGCATACTTTTTCAGTCATCAAGAAAGTTCTAGACAGAAAACCAATATAGTTTCAGTATTACATACAGGAGACTTCTTAGCATCTAAGGTTGAATATGATTTATGGAAGAAAAATGGAGGAACATCTAAACCTACAATTCAGAAAACACAATCATCTACAGGAAAGAAAGTGAATTCATCACAAGGTTTAAGTGATATGTTAAAAAAACTATAAAATATGTTGGTAAGTATTATAATTTTAGCTATATTAGTAGTAGTATTGGGTATTGCAATACGCAATCTCCTAATTAAATTAGAAAAGTATGAGGATATCACAAAAGATCAAACAAGATATCTTCAAAGCATCTCAGACATCATTAAAGAATCAAATAAACATCTTACAGATTTAGATAAAAGAGAGGTTTTTAGATCTGATGATGAGGTAGGTTACTTTTTTGATCAAATGATGAACGTACAAAAAGAGCTAAACAGGTATATGCTCCCTACAAATTATGGCAAGAAAGAAGAGTAAAGCAAATTACTTCACATCAGAAACAGATGAATATATAGTTAAATATAATACTTCAACAGATAGTGAATATAGAGCTAAGATATTCACCAACCACATCTACATTCCTTTTTATAAGTTAGCAGAAAATATAATACATACTTTTAAATTCTACTATACAGATGTAGAGAGGATAGAGGATTTAAAACACGAGGTAGTATCTATGTTGTTAGAGGAGAAGATTATGAAATTTGATCCTACTAATGGGGCGAAAGCATACTCTTATTTTGGTACTATTGTGAAGAGGTGGTTAATCAATTATAATAATAAGAATTATAAGAAATTAAAACAAATAGGTTCCTTTGATGATATGGAAGAATCATACGAAGGAAAACTAAACGTTAAACTCCCAGGGACAATTACCTTAAGTCAATTCATCGATATATGGGTTGAGAAAGCATACAATAATTTAGATGACATCTTTATTAAAGAAAGTGAACAGAGAATTGCTGATGCTGTTTTAACTATATTTAAGACTAGAAATGATTTAGATATATTTAAGAAAAAAGCACTGTATATTTACATTCGAGAAATGACTGATTGCGAAACACCTCACCTTACTAAAGTAATCTACACACTTAAAAAAAACTTCTACGAATTATATTATAAGTACTATGATGAAGGGTTAATTACAATTAAGGAGTTATAATCTATTTATAATAAAATAATAATGGATTCGGAAAAAGAAATATTTAACGGAAAGAAAATGTCGGATCTCTTCGAAGAAATCTACAATAACTCTAGAGAAACTAAAACTCAAGTAAAAGGTCTTATAGGAGAATTAAAACCTCTCATAGAAAATATAGGAGATGCCACTCTTCTAGTTCCTATGATTAAAGAGTATATGGATATAGGAGTGAAGAACGACGAACACTTAATTAAATTAGCAACCGTAATTCAAAGATTAGAAGCAATTCAAAGTAAGGGAAGTGAAAATGATATGTTTGACTTCTCCGATCTACAGAGCCTATTAGAAGAATCAGAAGAAACTAAAGAAGAAGTAGAAGAAAAAAGAAAAGAAGATGAGTTATAACCTTTCTTTATCGAATACGTTAAGTTCCTCATCATCTCAGAATTCAGGTAAAGGATCCAGTTCAACTTATTACGGCAGAGTTGTAGATGTTATTTTAGATGAATCTCATGAACAATACTCTGCTAAAGGAGGAGGTATATCTATAAACGGAGTATTCTATAAACCTCTAAAATCTAATGCTAGTGAGCAAGGAAAAACTGATTTACCATTTGCTTACCAGGTAGGTGCACAGATAAAAGAAGTCCCTTTAGTTGGAGAGATTGTAAAAGTAGAAGCACTCCCAATACCATCTGATGATGACTTTAAAAACAAAACAAGAAAGTATTATACACAGATTCTAAATATTTGGAATAACCCTAATAATAATTTCTACCCAGACACTGTTAATAATTCCGATATAGATTTTTCACAAAATAATACTTTCCTTGAACTAGGTACTGTAAATCCAATAGGTTCTAGCCCAGGGGATATTCAATTTGAAGGTAGACAGGGTCAATCACTTAGATTTACAGGTGGGAAATCAATTACAAATCCATGGGTTGATAATTCTAATTTAGGTAAACCTGTTATAATTTTAAGTAATGGTCAAAAAGAGACCGAGGAGGGCTTTACTATATTAGGTGAAGATATTAACGAAGATAGTTCATCTATATACCTTGTATCAGATCACAAAATACCTTTAGAACAAGCTAGCTCAAAAAGAGATGCATATGATGATACTCCACTAGAAGCGAAAATATTTAAAGGTAATCAAGTCATAATAAATGGCGGTAGGTTATTCTTCAATGCAAAAGAACACGATATACAACTTTCTAGTATAGAATCTATAGGACTAAATACAGAAGGTACAGTTAATATTGATTCTAAAAACTACCTATGTTTGGATGGTTCTCAAATATTTTTAGGCAAAGCAGCTAGAACGGCAGTAGGAGGTAGAAAAGAGGGAGTAGTTTTAGGAAATCAATTAGAACTATTTTTAGAGAGCGTTTTAGGGGTACTAGAAGGAATGTCTACAGATATGGCTAAAGCTAAAACTATAGATGGAAAACCTATACCTCTTCTAAACAAGAGAGGAATGCAAGCAAAACCAGTTATAAAAGCATTAAATGATTTAATTAACCCTAACGGACCATCTCAATTGAAGTCTAAAAAAGTATTTACAGAATAATGGCCGTTACTTCACAACTTTCTAATATAGTCTCTTCAAAATTAGGAACACTTCAAGGTGAATTGGAAGCTAGAGTGCAAACAGAAGCATTTAAATTAATCTCCAAATTTTCTAATCAATGTCCACCTACAGGAGAGTTGAGTAGTATAATACAGACACGTAACAACCTACTCACAGTAGTTAATAACTCACAGAAAATTACAAATAAATTTTCAACGTTAGCAAATAGTTTAAAACCCTTAATTACTGTTGCTAAACTGATTTTATCATTATTAAAAACTAATCCAATTCCTGTTGCAATAGGTATACCACCCGGACCTGCAGGAGGTCTAATATTTGCAAAAACTACTGGTTCAATCACTAGTCAAGCTGATAGGTTATTTAAAATAATAAGACTTTTAGAATCATTAGAAAATGATATAGAAGGAATAGAGGCACTAACCAGTAGTGTAGCTCCTAGCTTAAATAATGTCAAGAACATACTTGAGACTGTTAATCTAAGTGTTGAAGGTTGTGTTAATAGTTTAGAGAATCAAGAAGATTTAGCAAATTTATTAAATCAAGTACGTCCTCTAGAAAATACAGGTTCAGAAGGAGTACCTAATAACAATTTTCAGTACCTTGGTGCAAATGGTAAAGCATATACTTTAGCAATAATAGAAGATACCAACTCAGAAACCAGTGCTAAAAGGAGGGTAGCAGTAGCAAAAGATAATATTGGAGTGATAGTACTTAGAGGACAACCATCATTTAGTTCAGATACACAAGTACTATTAGATGAATTAAAATTTAGAATAGATAACCAACTTCCATAAACAAACTATTTATTATTATGAAACTCGATCAATTAAGAAAAATCATACGAGAAGAGGTAAGAACTGCTGTTAAGGAGGAGTTACAAGAAGTAATGACCGAAGCAGTAAGAATTGCCAGTAAACCAGAACAAACAGTATACGAAAGTAACTTAAGTACACCTACAACTAATGTAGCAAGACCTACTAAAGAAATAAGTAAGACTTATAATTCTAAAGACACAATTATGTCAATGTTAGAACAAACAAGAGCTAATATGACAAGTGAGGAGTATAAGAATATTACTAATGCACAAGGAGTACAAAAACCTAACTTTGCATCGTCAATGGCCAATCAAATGGGGATGGTAGAAAATAAAGGACCACAACCAGGTTTAGATATATCTCAATTTGATTTTGTAAAGAAAGCAGGAGAGGTATATAAAAAGTCTATAGAGAAAGATAAACAAAAACACGGAATAGTATAATATGGCATTCAATAGTAGAAGAATTGACCCACTAGATTTACAGCCTAGAAAGGCTATAGGAGTTTCTTTACCGTTATCCGGTAAAGCAGTCTTTAATTCTACCTATCAAACAAAAGATGCTATAAGAACTAATCTAATTAATTATTTTCTAACAGGACAGCAAGAAAGGTATCTCAACCCTACCTTTGGAACTACACTTAAACAATTGATGTTTGATCACATTGATCAAGACTTAATCGATCAAATCAAAGCGACGGTCAAAAGGGGTTTGGTAGAGTATTTCCCAAGAGTTATCACAACAGATTTCCAAGTACTAGGAAACCCAGATACAAATACAGTTACGTTATCATTAAGATACGCTATCCAAGATACTAATATAGAGGATGAGGTAGTAATTAACTTTGAACAATAATGGCAGAAATAAGAGACATAAAATACGTAGCTAGAGAATTTTCTGATTACAAACAAGAATTAGTAGAATTTGCTAAGAACTATTTTCCTGATTCTTATAATGACTTCTCCCCTACTTCACCAGGTATGATGTTTATTGAGATGGCAGCATATGTAGGAGATATCCTATCTTTTTATCAAGATACACAATTACAAGAGACTTTCTTACAATACGCTAAAGATCCTGGAAACTTATATGCGATGGCATATATGATGGGTTATCGACCTAAATCAACTAACGTAGCAGAGGTAGAGTTAGAAGTGACTCAAAACATAGGAGCTAATCCAATAACTAATGAACCTAATTGGGACCAAGCACTAGTTGTAGATGAAAACGCAACAGTAACCAGTAATTCATCAGGTAATATTGAGTTCTTTATTGAAAACAAAATAGATTTTAGTTTTTCTAGTTCATATGATCCAACAGATGTAGTAATTTCACAAATGTCTAACGGAATACCATCTGAATTCCTACTTACTAAAAAGACCAAAGCATTTTCAGGTAAAGTAAAAACAACAACACAAACCTTTACTACAGCAGAAAAATTTACAACAATCACAATAGAAGATACAAATATAATAGGTATATTGAGTATTACAGATAATAGTGAAGATGATACTACTAGATGGCATGAAGTACCTTTTTTAGGTCAAGATAGTGTGTTTGTAGCAGAAAGTAATGTAGGATCTGATGCCGATAAGGTACCTAACTCTATTTTACTTCAAAAAGTACCTAAGAGATTTGTGACTAGATTCAATTCTGAAGGTTTTTTACAAATACAATTTGGAGCAGGAACAGTAGGGAGTGACGATAATGTATTCACACCAGACCCTACAAATGTGGGTATGGGTACATTACAAGGAATAAGTAGTATAGATAAAGCTTACGATCCTTCTAATTTTATGTACACACAGACTTACGGATTAGCACCATCAAATACTACTTTAACTATACAATACCTAGTTGGTGGAGGAGTAGAAGCAAATGTACCTGCTAACACACTAACAACATTCTCAGCAACAGCTAACCCTATTGGTAATACAGACCAAAGTACATTATACAAAGATACATTAGCTTTTAATAATAGACTACCTGCTCAAGGAGGTAAAGACGGAGATACTGTAGAAGAAATTAGACAGAATGCATTAAGATCTTTCTCAGAACAGAAAAGAACTGTGACATTACAAGATTACACAGTTAGAGCATTATCTTTAGATTCAAAATTCGGAACAGTAGCAAAAGTATTCGTTACACAAGATGAATTAAATAGTACAAGATCGGTTACTGATTCGATAATTGATAGTAACCCATTAGCATTATCTCTTTATGTATTAGCATATGACAGTAATAAGAACTTAATTACTGCTACAGAAACACTTAAGAATAATTTAAAGAGGTATATGTCTTACTATATGCCTATAACAGATGCATTAAATATAAAAGATGCTTTTGTAGTTAACATAGGTATAAATTATGACATATTAGTAAAACCTAATTTTAATAGTAGAGATGTACTTTTAGCATGTAATAATGCATTACAGGACTTCTTTGATATTACAAAATGGAATATAAATCAACCTATCAATATATCGACAATATATAGTTTACTTGATAGAGTTGTAGGAGTTCAAACAGTTAGTAACATAGAAGTTGTGAACAAGCAAGGAGGTAACTACTCAGAATATGCATACGATATAAAAGGTGCAACTAGAAATAATATAGTATATCCATCATACGATACTATGATTTTTGAAGTAAAAGACCTTAACCAGGATATTAAAGGAAGAACAACAATACTGTAATATGGCAATTTATAGAATATTTCCTGAAAAGGACTCATTTATTTACACAGATCAACTTACCGGTAATGCGGGTAAAGATGAAATATTAGAAATCGGAGGATACCCAGGTATAACAGATCCAACTGGTCAAACGGCTCGGCTATTAATAAAATTCTCAGATAGTGAAATAGATGATGTAATTGATACTAAAATAGGGAGTACAGAGTTTAGCTCAAGTCTTAAACTATACTTAGCTGAAGCAGATGAACTACCAGTAGACTATACCCTAAATGCCTACCCAATATATATTCAAGGTTCAACTGATTGGGATAACGGAACCGGTAAAGCAGGTGATATACCTGTAAATACATCAGGAGTTAGTTGGGCATACGCTAACAGTAATTCCTCAGGAATTTGGCAAACAATAGGATTTGCTCCATTTACTACAGCATCATTCATTACAGGTAAAGCAGGAGGAGGAACTTGGTATACAGCCTCTAATGGGGAATCAATGGAATTCTCTCAAAATCATCCTATCAATTCTACCCATGATGTAGATATAAACATAACTGCAGGAATTAAACAAATTTATAACGATCAGTTAACCAATAAAGGCTTTATTGTTAAGTTACAAGATGAGTATGAGTTTTATACATCATCTTCTATTAAGTTAAGATACTTCGGACAAGATACTAATACAATCTACCCTCCATTCTTAGAATTCGGATGGGATGACAGTGTATATGAACAAGGTGATTTAGATATTTTAGCAACAGATATAGCAACAATTGATATAAAAAACAATAAAGGGAAGTACGCAGATATAGGAAAGCAGAGATTTAGAGTGACTGCTAAACCTAAATACCCTCAAAGAACATTTACAACCTCATCAGTATATTTAACTAATTATGCACTACCTTCTGCATCATATTGGGGATTAAGAGATGAGAATACAGAGGAGATGGTAGTAGATTTTAATACCGATTTCACTAAAATTAGTTGTGATGAAAACGGTTCTTTTTTCGATGTTTATATGGATGGGTTGCAACCAGAGAGATTTTATCGTATATTAGTAAAAACTGAGTTAGATGGAAGTACAGTAGTTATGGATAATCAAAATATATTTAAGGTAGTTAGGAATGGCTAGAGAAAAAGTTAGAATACAGAAAGAATCTTATAGGTCCGATCAATTTAATAATTTAGTAGATAGAGAGTTTAAGACTTTTGTTAAACCTGAATTAGTTGTTGATACCGATACTGTAGAGGAATTATTTCGTCTGTATAATAAACTCTTCTATACAATCCCAGCAGAAGGAGAAACAAACTCTCATCAATACCTAATAGAAAAAAGTTTAGAAGTAGTTGATTTTGAAAAATCTTTAGATGATTTACAACCATTATTAGATGAGATAGCACAATTGAGACAACAACTACTTACTGCTAATCAACAGATATTTGAACTAGAAAATAATGAGTAAAATAGAATATAACATATTTGAAATTGAACCTAACGGATTATCTGGTTTTAGGTCTCTTACTAATGAGGATACGTCATTATTAACTTCAACAAATATAACAAAGACATTTAAACCTAACGATAATTTTGTTGAATTATCTTACTATACATTAAGTGATGTTAGGTTACAGACTATACCTTCCTATACAAACTACTCTATAATATCAGGAGATACACAGCAGAATACTGTAGGAAATTCCGAAATAGGTATAGATGTTCAACAAGACTATATTGCTTATGGTTATAATGGTACCGAAGTAAAAGCTCTTTACAACTTTCTAGATTACACATACTCAGACAACTTAAATCCACAAGACTTCTATATAGAGAGCATCTCTCCTGATAGAACAGAAGTTAGGTTAGTATCTATCAATTTAGGGGGAAGTGATGTATTAGAGACAACCAATCAAGTAATATCTCAATTTAATAACGATACCTATTCTCCTGACTTCTACCTATATTTCGGTAATAATATTTTCTATTCTATAATCAATGTAGATGTAGAAGAATTTAGAGATACTACTGCAGTCATACTTAAATTATATAATCCTCTACCATCTTCTGTTAATTTAAAAACAAGGGTAAATGTAGTAGAGAAAGTAAGCGATTCGATAGCTTTTGAGATTAATACAACAATCACTCAAGACCCACCGGTAGTTCCAACTTTACGAGGAGCTAATTTTGATGTAGAATTAGATACACAGACTACAGAACCATCACAATATTACAACTACAATGAATTATTTAGTTTCCCTACAACAAATACCTATAGGGAGATTAATTCAATGTTTAATGAAAAAGGAGCAGAACTAGGAATAGACTACTCAGACTTCAATAACTTTATTAATTACTCTTCAGCCGAAGAAAGAATACGTAACTTTAAATATAAACTAGATTTAATTGAGAGTTACCAAAATAATTTAGATCTACTTTCTTCTTCAAATTATACAGGACAAGGTATAACAGGGAGTAAAGAATATTATGAAAATCTTATTAAAGGTGTAATTAATAATTTAGATCACTACGAAAGACACTTATTCTATACTAATTCATCTTCTGCATGGCCTAAGAGTAATTCAACTAAACCTTTCATAAATCAACCATCCTCAACTACAGAAGCAACAGAATGGTATAATACAGAATTACAAAGTGCAATTCGTTATGATGCACAAAACGTTGATATATTAACTAATACAATACCTTCATACCTTAAAGAAGATCCTGCAAACCAACCATATGAATTATTCATTCATATGATAGCACAGCATTTTGACAATCTATGGTTATATACAGATTCTGTTTCTAAAAAATATGATGCAGACAATAGGTTAGATAGAGGGGTATCTAAAGACTTAGTAGAAGAATTACTAAAAAACTTTGGAGTTAAACTATACACAAGTAATAAATCAGCAGAAGATCTATTCAAATACTTTACTGTTAATTCTTATGATACACAAGGAGAGTACTTATCTGATAGAGATGGTAGAGCTGGAATAATAAAATCTAACCAAGATCAATTATCTCAAAACGATTATCAAAAAGAGATTTATAAAAGAATCTACCACAACCTTCCTCTACTATTAAAAAGTAAAGGTACGGAAAGAGGATTAAGAGCATTAATAAACTGTTTTGGAATACCTTCTGATATACTTAAAATTAAAGTATACGGAGGACAATCCACAGAAGACTTACCATTTTACGGAGGAGAGCAAGCCTGGACCGGTTCTTTAGATAAGGTACGATTAGATAATACAGGTAGTATAGTAGAAGGAAACACACTATCCTTTTATACAAGTATATCAAATAAAGAAAATATCTACACTAACGACTTACATAGAATAGAAGTAGGATTCTCACCTTCAGATAATATTAATAATTACATAGTATCACAATCCAATATATTATTTCCAAATAGTACTTTTAATATTGACAACTATATAGGGGATCCAAGAGATATAAAAACAAATAAGTACAGCGATTTACAGGAATATGCTAAAGAAATCTTCGATAACGTAGATAAATATAACTTGAAGGATTTTGTTAGGTTGATTAAATTCTTTGATAATGTAGTATTTAGAATGGTTCGAGACTTTGTTCCTGCTAGATCTGTAACAGATACAGGAGTAATAATTAAACCGCATCTTTTAGAGAGAAGTAAGCATACATCTCCTATAATGACTTGGACACAACCTGAATATAGTGGTTCAATAGATACTGCTTTTATAACAGGGTCTAACGGAGGAGCTTATAAAAACATAGGAAATGGAGCAGAAGGTACATTATTTAATAAAGAATCTTCTACTAGTACATCCTACTACATACAGACCCCAATAGGAAGAAAAGGTACTAATGATAAGAGAAATGATCAGCCTAAGTTCAATGGAGAGTTACATCAATCAAATATAAAAATTACAAATGGTGAATTAAATAAAAATAATCCATTTAAAAATTTAGAGTATTCTAATGTAAAATATAAAGTACAGTTTTTCAAAGATGCACCATCAAATGCATGTACATTAGAAACTACTGATCTAACTAGACTTATAATAGACCCAGATAGTACAAATAGTAACTTTACTAACTATAACTTAGGTAATATGTTTGAAGGTGCTACTAGGCTGTATGATTACGAGGTTGAAACAGAGGGAATTACAGTTGCTCTAACAGGAGATACTACAACGTATAACTTTTTACAACAAGGGTACAGCCAATACCAAGTATTTCAAGTCACTGCATACCATCAAGAAAATGATACCCTATTTGAAGGAGAATGTGAGAATACAAGAGAAGCTATAATTGTATCATGTAACTTAGCTTTATTACAAAACACAATACCACCACAAATAACACCTAACCAATCCTATAACTTGACTACCTGGTGGAACCGCAGCAACTCCCCAAATACTGCAGTATCGTACATAATAAACGAAGTTTCTTACCAACCGGAACAGGTTGAAGATTTTACATTTCCTTTAAATATATATGGAGAAGAACCTAATATAAACATAAAGATTCAAGATAATAATAACCCAAATTGTAATATAGAAACATCTATTCCTTTTAATAGTTGTACTATTGGACCTTTAAATAATATTTTTAATACTAACAGTAATGGAGAGTATATCTTCCCGTATGGATTTGGAGGAGTATATGAAGATTTTACAACATTTAGATTCAGATTAAGTTGGTGTAGTGATGCACTATCATTATTTAATTTCGGCACCATAAGCGGTTGTTCAGGTACATCCTATATTGGTAATTGGGTCGAAGTCGATCCTACTAAACCAATAAGAACAGAAAATCTGGATGACCTTTTAGAGGATTATCCTGAAGCAAACGCTGTAGACCCGAATAGTTCGTCTACATCTGCAGGTTATGATACATTTAAAAAGATTCAAAGTTTTCTAAGTTCAAATGATAACCCATACCTAACATACTCGAAAATTTCCTTAAGATTTGAAGCAATAAATAGTGAAAATTGTACTTTAATTAATCCATATAGTATAAGTGTAGGAACAGCTACATTTCAACCAACTTACAACGAATTTCAACTTTACTACAATAGTATAGTAGATAACGCATGCTGTGAAAGTACAACATTAACAGTGTTTACAGAAGCTGAAACAGCAAGTGAATTTTTTACACATAAATTAACAGACATTCAAGCTGGAACTATTACTCTACCTGTACTACCTCCTGCTATCTTCATTGAAGACCCACAAGAGGTAGATAACCCAGAATATGCACCAACAGGTTGGTACACTGACGGAAATATATCTAGGTATTGGACAAAAGATACCGGTTTTTGGAGCTATTCATCATCAGACCCAGCCCCCTTTAGTACTACGTATATCCATTGTAGTGATAGTAGGTATGGTGAATGTCCTTTGTAGGTAATTAGAGTAGAAGGAGAATTAAATTAAAAGAATATTAAAAACAATGACTGAGAGTACATTTATAGATTTACATTTTACTAGCGGGGAGTTAAATAAACCTCATGTTATACATTTAAATGTAAATGAAGTGGAGAATACAACACCAAGGCAAGGAGTAATTAAAAGTCTGATTGTATCTGTAGATGCATTTTCAATTAACGGACAGAGTGATAATACGTACATAGAAGGGATACTGGAACAGATAGAGACAGTAAGATTTACTTTTGAGGAAATAGTATTTAATATGAACATACTATCTAAAACATACTATCCAGCCAGAAATCCATTTTTCTACTTCGTAATAGACCCAGTTTATATTCCAAATATCGATGATGCAGATATATTTGAATCTACGATCAAAGATATTACATTTACACCTTTCCTTCAAGATGTGCAATTTGGGTTTAGTGAATATAATCCTCTTATAAGTAATGCAGAGTTAAACAGGAAATCAAAAACCCTAATGACTTCCGATAAATCAGAAAGAACAAACACACCGGTTAATATAGATGCGCTATTAAACTTAACAGCAGATAAAGCATCAATACAAGATTCAATGTACTCCGATACAGGATGGATTAACGCAAGATATAACGGGAGTAAAACATCGGCATTAGAAAGTGCAGGAATAGCGCCAACTATAGCAGGACGTACATTTACAGGAGAGGTATTCTCATCAGACAGTGATACAGATTATATATGCGCTTTAGAAAATAGGGTTAAACAGGAGTTATTTCATACTGCAGAAACCGAACTACCTACATCTACATTAAGCGACTTAGAACTAACATTAACACAACCATTCGGCCCAGGACAGACTCAAATTACATTCTCTACTAATAATTCCTCAGATTTCTTAAGCATAGGGGATGTTTTAGTAACTTTTAGAGAATATCTAGATGGCACCTCAATACCGGAATATGTAAGAGTTGTTTCAATTTCAAAAAGCGGTAAACAAGCAATAGTAGTTAGAGACATCTACAAAAATTGGGTAATATTACCAATATCAACTTTTGCTATAGACACCGTATTTACGAAAGTCAACAGATTCGATATATTTAGATTTGGAACAGGACAGAATAGAATACAGTTAGTTAATAACTCAAGGATTTATGTGGAAGGTAATAATACAATAGTTGACACGGATGACTTCGGGTTAATTACTTCTTCATCTCAATGTCCGTACATAGGGTATATAGTAGATCAGACATAATAAAATAATAAAATAATAATTTAAGATATTTATAATATATAGAAAAATACTAAAATGGGATATTTAGATAATTCAATAGTTACGGTTGATGCAATATTGACTAAAAAAGGTAGGGAACTACTTGCAAGAGGAGATGGCTCCTTTAAAATAACTCAATTCGCTCTTTCTGATGATGAGGTAGATTATACCCTGTATAATCCAACACATCCTTTAGGTTCGGCTTACTATGGACAAGCGATAGAAAACTTGCCATTATTAGAAGCTTTTCCTGATGAGACTCAAATCATGAAATATAAATTAACTACACTACCTAGAGGAACCGCTAAACTACCTATTCTAGATATCGGATATAGTTCAATTAGATTAAAACAAGGAGCATCTCTAGCTATAACTCCTCAAACATTAAACTACTTAGGTTCAACTCAAACCTTTGAAGCAGGAGGTTATGTAGCAACAATAGCAGATACTAGAGTATTACAGACATACAACGGAGTAGGGATAAACACACCAGAAGCAGAGAGGTTAAACTCTACCACTACTTTAGGTACTAATGTTTCTAAAACAGTTATAGGTACATCAATCAACTTAACTGCAACTACTATTAACACGTTATTTGCAGGACAATCAACATTACAGACAACTATCACAGTGATAGGAAGAGATTCAGGAGCTAGAGTAACTGTACCAATCACAATCGTAAAAGTAAATAATTAATAAGATATGTCATTTAAAAGATTAGATCCAGAAGATATTTCAATAAGTGCTGAATCAGTAGTTGCGCCATTATGGTCAACAGATACTAAATACTTAACATCCTTCCATACATCATCAGATCAAGTAGCAGCAAATACAGGAAATTATTTTTACGAAATATACGAAAACGAAACAGGGACAACAACCCAAGCAAACGTACAATTTGCTATCGCTTATGGTGATAAATTAGGTAGAGGATCTGTACCATATAATACGAATGTATCATCTAAATCACCATCATCAACTATTTACGGACAGTATAGAAACTTAATTTTCGGAGACGAAGAAACAGGGTTCGTTTTTGGGACATATGAATCTGAATACATATATGTAATGAGTGTGGATAGAGCCAGATACAAGGAGAAACTACTACCAGGTTCTTTTAACTTAAAATTAACAAATGGTAATAGAACTTTACATCTAACAGATAATAGTGCCGATTTAACTACTGTATCTTATGTAGATGCAGGTCGAGTATATGACATTATAAGCGGCTCAGATGGATCATCTTGGGATGGAGGTAATGGATTTACTACTAATCACGGAAGCTACGGTAAATTCTTACCAGATGTTGGTATAGTAGTCCTTAACGGAACTGCTCTGAATTTAGACACATCGGAAGGTGTAAATATCGGTAATGATGATGCAACAGACGGTTCTGCTAACAATTTAGGTAAGTTTTACAATGCAATTAAAAATGGAGCAAGTGGTTCACTACAATCAGAAGAGACTATTTCTTCTAACTACGTATTTGTAAGAGTTCGAAATAGTGAATTTAACTACTCAACCAATCCTTCAAACATAACAAGCTCAGGAGAACTACGTCACGATGTAATGATCAATACTCCTCAAGCATATATTACAACAGTAGGATTATATAACGACAATAACGATCTATTAGGGGTAGCTAAACTATCTAGACCACTTCTTAAAGACTTTACAAAAGAGGCTTTAGTAAGAATCAAACTAGATTATTAATGAATGAGTGCTTACAAAAAACTAAATCAACAGGATGCATATATATCGACTTATTCCGCCCGTAAATCATGGATAGCTAGCGGTAGTCAATATACAGATCTTGGTATACAGAATATATTTGGACTATCAGGTTCAGGAGCATATATACCTGATTCCTCCGATAATACATACGGAGGAAATATAGCCAATTCTGGAAGCACTACTTTTAATAAGAGGTTAGTTTTTGAAAGCAACCACCACCTATACTACAGTCAATTCAACAACTCAGAATTAACTACATCTTCTTCTTATGAGAATTACCTACAATCATCTTACGAAGTTAGCGGTTCTAGACAGTTAAATTCTAGAGTAGCTATTTTTTCTTTGCCAAAAGAAGTTTACGGAACTCATATAGAACCTAAATCTATTTCTATTCTACCTGATTTAAAGTATGGAAGCGATCCACAAGATGGTAGTTATGATAACTATGTACTAGATAGTTATGCAACAGAAACAGGTGAGGATTCATTTGATATAGAAAATAATCTATATATAGAAAACACAGATTTTCTATTTGAAACATCTGCTGATAACTGCACACTTAACGATCCAGACTACATACAAGATGAATCAACATACGTGAATGAAACCTCAGAAGGAGGAGGTGAATATTTAGATACAACTACAGTACCTAAAAGTTGTAATGAAATAGTAGACGATGGAGAAGGAAGATTATATTTTAAATACTCATCTCCTAGAGTCTATGTAGGTAATGTAATTTATCCACACGGACAAATTATTATAACAGATGAAAAAATAGCAGTGTATTATAATGTATACTTTGACGCTATATTAAGATGGAAATCAAATCTACCAATATACACGCATAATTACCACTGTAGGATTAAGACCGGAGAATTTAACCACACTTTAAATAAGACAGCTTTAAAAACAGCAGATGGACAGATAGCAAATAATGTTTCTGGATCAACTTTTCAACCATATATTACAACAGTAGGTCTATATAATGATGCTAATGAATTAGTAGCTGTAGGTAAGCTAGGACAACCACTTCCTAAATCAGCAGAAACCGATACAGTTATAGTCACTAAGCTGGATATGAATTTTGGAGTAAACAGATTAGGTTAATATTTATATAAGTATTTAGTAGGGTAGTATCTACGACCATAAAAGATTAAAAAAATGAGTATAATTCTTAGAACAAACAAAGGAAAGGCTTTATCTTACGATGAAATGGACAGGAACCAATCACAGTTCTTCTATTCAAGTTCACTTCATAATGATAATACAAGACTAAGACTACACTATACAGGGAGTGAGAACTTGGATACTGCTACAGAAGACTACGGTCCTAACAGGTATCAGGAAATAAACCTACCCGCTCTTAATACAGATAGCTTAACAGCAACTGCAGCAGGAAATACAGGAGATATACAATTTAATACCGATGGCCAATTCGATGCTCTTGGTTCTTTTAAATTTGATAGAGCACAAAAATTCTTGGGTATCGGAACAGGTACCCCTGAGGAAAAATTAGATATACATGGAGAAGGATCCGGTGGAGCTTCTATAAACCTTAAAGGTAGTAATAATCCTTTTAATGAAGCACATACCAGACACGCTAGTATAAATTTCTACGAAAGTAGTACCTATATAGGGCAGATAGGAAGAGTGGATAGTACTACTAACGACCTATATTTTACAAACAACTTCCCGAAAGATGAAGGATTTGGAAAAGTGCATATTGGAATAGGAACAGCAAAAATCAATCCTTCAGACCCCCCAAACAGTAGATATGACAACGCAGATAATATTGTAGCAGCTACATTCACAAGAACTAGTGAAGGTATATCTAGAGTAGGTATTGGAACTAAAATACCAAACAGACAGTTAAGTTTAGTAGGGGAAGAAGGAATAGGAATCTCACCATCAGGGGACGACAAACTACAATCTTTTCTATCCCCATTACCATTCAGTATATACAGCTCAGAAAACGGAGATGGAAAAAGAGACCTGATACCTAACAATTCAGAACCTAGAGGATTATTCATATCATCTCCAACACAGACTAATGGAGGTAACATAGTAGTAGCTATTAACACCGATAGTCAAAATAAAAATGAAGGATTTAATATTATTAATTCATTTGCAGGAGAACATACAAACTCCGAAGTAATATTTAGTGCACAAGCAAGCGGTAAGGTAGGTATTAATACTAATTTTCCTTCTGATGTAGGATTAACAGTAGAAGGACATATAGAAACTTCAGAAACACTTAAAGTTGGTACACTAGACGACGGTGCATCAGATTCAACAAGTGCAGTAGTTGCTACTTCAACTGGTTTATTTCAAAAAATAGCAGCAGCACCAGTACCTATAGGAGGAATTATAATGTGGTCTGGTACAATTGCAAATAAGCCTGCAGGTTGGGAACTATGTGATGGTGAAACATATAATGGAATAACAGCACCAGATTTGAGAAACAAGTTTATAGTAGGTGCAAATGCAGATAATGGAGGAGCAGCTAAAACAACTATAGAGGGTACAGCTAAAATAACTGGAGGTTCAAAAGATGCAGTTGTAGTTTCACATACACATGGAGGAACTACCGCCAGCTCTAACGCATCCCACAGTCACAAAACTTTCGGAGAATCAAATAACCAGACACTATCAAATAACAACTACCCTACACTAGCACACAGTACAGGAGGAAATGCTGGATACAGGATACATGGTAGTACAGGAGCAGCTACATTAGGTAAAACATCAACTGAATCAGCAAACCACAACCACACTTTTACTACAAACAGTACAGGTGTAGATGGAGATAATAAAAACCTACCACCATACTACGCTCTAGCATTTATAATATATGTAGGAGCATAAGAATAAAATCAGATATTTATAACAAAGACATACAATGGCAATACCTGGATTAACATATAGACTAGAGAAAGGAACATCTTTGACACATACAGAGATGGATAACAATTTTAGATCAGTTATTCACTCTAGTTCTATACACGACGGTGGCGATACTCTAAGGCTTCACTTCGATACTGATATTGCTACAGACTATTACACTGTACCGTTAAACGGAGGAACAGGAGGACTTACCATACAGGATAATATTAACAATAGAATAGTTACTGCTACCGGTACATCAGGTCTAGTACAAGGAGAAGGTAACTTCACTTTTGATGGATCCGTTGTAGGTATTACAGGTAGAATTAGTCAAGATGATGGTGATAATAACGTACTAATAGGATCAGAAGCAGGAGATAGTATATCCGGGGCTACACAAAATACAGGAATAGGTTACCAGACTAGTAAGAACTTAACAGGAGATAATAATACATCTTTAGGTTACGGTTCTTTGAAGAATGCTTTAAATTCAAGTGATACAGTTGCTTTAGGTTCTAATTCACTTCTAACACTAAGTAACGGGGATTCAAACGTATCAATAGGTGCAAATTCAGGAATAAACCTAACAGGTGGGTCAGGTAATGTACATTTGGGTAATGGTGCAGGACCTGCTAGTTCAACAGCAGAGTCTAATAAACTTTACATAAATAATCAAGCATCAGATACTCCTTTAATATTAGGAGATTTTTCTACAGGTGAAATAAATATAGAAGGAGGAGTAACAGCAAATTCATTTACCGGTTCATTTAAAGGTGATGGATCCGAATTAACAGGTTTAACAGTAACCCAGGAATGGGATGGAACAAGAGATGGTGATGCAGAAATTACCGGTTCTTTTACAGTTTCCGGTTCATCTGTAAAAGTTGACTTCACAAACGTAAACTCTATATCAGGTTCAATCTTCTCTGGGTCGTTCGTAGGAGACGGGTCTGGGTTAACAGGACTTAGTGTAGAATCTGAATGGGATGGAACAAGAGATGGTGATGCGGAAATAACAGGTTCATTTATAGTATCAGGATCAGATCCAACTATAGATTTGAAAGGGGTTACAATCGTAGATGAGAATATTAAAATACATAATTTAAATTCTACTTCTTTAGGAATTGGAGAAGGTTCGTTATCTAATGCTGATTCAACAAATGCTCTTAACGGAATAGCTATAGGAATTAATGCCGCCAATCAAGCAACAGGACGTAACCTAGTAACTATAGGAAACTACTCAGGTCAATTATCAGGAAATTGTTCAACCTTAGTAGGATACCTAGCAGGTAGAAACAATAGTGGATGTCATAACGCAGCCCTAGGTACCGGTACATTAGGAGGAACAGGTAACGGTAAGCATAATACTGCTATAGGTTCAATAAGTCAAAACGCAATCACTTCCGGTATACACAATACTTCAATAGGTTATCGCTCACTTAGATCAACCACTACCGGTAATTATAATACATCTGTAGGAACTACTACACTATATTCCTTGAATCAGGATGATAATGGAAATACTGCAATAGGAGCTTATGCAGGGTATAATGTTAAAGGTTCAAATAACGTATTTTTAGGATATCTTGCAGGTCCTACTAATTTTACTTCTAATATAGACAATAAACTATACATTAATAACGCAATCTCTGACACACCTTTAATATATGGTGATTTTTCAACCGGTCAAGTAACGGTATATAATGAGGTTTCCGCTTCTGCATTTTCAGGTTCCTTTCACGGTAATGGAGCTAATTTAACAGGAGTTGAATGGGATGGTACTCGAGATGGTGATGCAGAAATAACCGGTTCTTTTACGGTTTCTGGTTCATCAGCGATAGTAGATTTTACCGATACCTTAGAAATATCCGGTTCAATTTTCTCCGGGTCATTTGTAGGAGACGGAAGTGGATTAACAGGAATAGAGACAGAATGGGATGGAACAAGAGATGGTGATGCAGAAATAACTGGTTCCTTAATAGTATCAGGAGCAATAGATGCAGTAGGATCAGTAACAATAGCATCTGAAGGATATCCAGGTTTACCGGGGGTAGAATTAATACACTTTCATTCTTCTAGTCTAGTAGGAAATCACGATTTATATACATTTCCTATAGATAGTTCTACAGGATATACAGGTATAAAAGTTGATTATTCACTTTCAAACACAAATGAATCAGAGAAAAAAGTAGGAACATTATTTGGGGGATGGGATCAAGCAGGTAACTCTACAATTAATGACACATATACCTTCCCAGATTTTGCAATTAATACTACATCCTTTTCTATAGATGCTTCTTCAACTACGGAAGCTGTATTGAAGTTAGATGCATCAATAGGTACATATGATGTTAATATGTTAATAACTGCTTTCAAAAGACAAGTATAAATAAAATAGAACATGGCTAATCAACAAATTTTTAATAATACTCTCATAATCACAGGAAGCGTTACTGCTTCTGAAGGATTTTACGGGGACGGTTCCAATGTTACAGGAGTTGTAAGCTCTTCTTATGCTACTACTTCATCATATGCACATTTTGCAGTCTCTGCATCACATGAGATTACTTTTGAAGTATCCTCATCACATGCTTTAAAAGCAGATCAAGCCGATTCTGTTGCATTTGAAGATATAACCGATAAGCCAACTTTAATATCCAGTTCTTTACAATTTAACGATTTAACATCTCCTTTCACCGGTTCATTTACTGGTTCTTTTACAGGAGATGGTACTAATTTAACTGGAGTAGTTCACGGAACAGGTTCGACTAACTACCTACCTATATGGGAAGATAGTACTACTATAATCTCTTCATCTATATCAAGTACTATAAATGGTAGTGGAACTGTACTAACTAGATTCAATAATGCAGATAGGATTATAATTGATAAAAACTCTAGTATAACAAGCGGAGATCCAGCCTTTAATATTAGTCAAGATGGTGCTTCTAAAGTAGAGTTTGGATGGGACGATGATGGTGACGGCTTTGGATTTATATATAACTACTCAGGGGAAGGTTTGAAATTCGGTACTGCAGGGGCAAATCCAATTATGTTCTTAAAACCTAATTCTGCCGAAATAACTGGTAGTTTAGATGTGACAGGTAGTGTAATAGTATCTGAAAAAGTAGGTATCGGAGAAACTGATCCTGATTCTATACTACATTTGAAAGGAGATACACCTGAAATAAAAGTAGAATCAACAGTTATATCACCTAATACTCTTTCCAGTAAAATAGGATTTTATGGTGGAAATGATACTAATATAGAATTAGCAAGCATTAGAGCTACTGAATACTCCTCAGGCGGTATTGGTGGAAAATTTAGTATCTTTACAACTACAGATCCCAGTACTCCAACAGAGCGTATATCTATTGATTCCTTTGGTTATATAGATATGACAGGAGAGTTAAGAATGGACGGTGATGTAGATGTGACAGGCGGTATAACAGTTAATGCCGGTTCCAATACCACACAAGCATTAGAAGCTACCGGTTCTCTAAACATAACAGGATCACTAGAATTATCTGGAAGTCTAAATATATCAGGTAGTCTGGTAGTTGACGGACCAATAACCAGTACAGTTTTTGAGAATAGTTACGAAGATGACGCAGAAGCTGCAGCAGCAGGTGTACCTCTTTATGGGATGTATAGGTACTATGATTTAATAGTCGTAAGAATAGTATAAAAAATAAAAATTAAAATATGGCAAGATCTTTAACGATTGGAAATTTAAAAGTAATAGGTTCCACAAAAGGTTCTTCTTTTACCGGCTCTTTCTTTAGCGGTTCTTTTATAGGAGATGGAACTGAAATTGAAGGAGTATTATTTGATAATATAGCAGATAAACCAACTTTAGTATCAAGTTCTATCCAAATAGATCATGACCAAACTACTAATTTTGAAGCAGATGAGCATTTTCTGCAAGAAGATATTACAACTGTAGGAACAGTTACTACCGGAAATGTAGATGCAATTCTACCTTCTAATACAGTATCAAGTTCTATCCAAGTAGATCATGACCAAACTACTAATTTTGAAGCAGATGAGCATTTTACTCAAGCTGATATAATAGAAGTAGGAATAGTAACAACCGGAAATGTAGATGCAATTCTACCTTCTAACTTAATATCTAGTTCATTACAATTTAATAATTTAACCTCTCCTTTTACCGGTTCATTTACCGGTTCTTTTGTAGGAGATGGATCTGGTTTAACCGGAGTAGAAGCTGATTCTGTAGCATTTGACGACATAACCGGCAAACCAACATTAGTATCAAGTTCTGCTCAAATAGATCATGATCAAACTACTAATTTTGAAGCAAATGAGCATTTTACTCAAGCTGATATAATAGAAGTAGGAATAGTAACAACCGGAAATGTAGATGCAATTCTACCTTCTAACTTAATATCTAGTTCATTACAA